ATACCATATGCACGACCCAGGGTCGCATGACGGCTAGCATTTCAAAAGCTATAGCTAACTGGCTGGGCAAGACTTTGTTCTACTCTCTTTACCGGCCTCATCTATAGGAGTTCGCGGGTAGAGAAGAGGCAGCATTCAGCTCAGGCTATAGCTGGTAGCCGGTGGGATAGGGGAACTGAATATAGAGCCTGCTCTTCATTCATGCCGGCCACATCTATATCCGCATAGGTGACCACGGCAGCACAAGCACGGCAAATGGATACACGCTCTATATCCAAGAAGCCGGGAAGGGCAACATCAAGCTCTCCAGTACAACGTGGGCACACATCTTCTACTGGTTTCACCATGCGTTGTGTTAATTCTCTATACATTTTAAGGCTCCTTGATTACTCGTTACCCTGTCTTGGTTCCTGTTCCTGTTCCTGTTCCTGTTCCTGTTCCTGTTCCTGTTCCTGTTCCTGTTCCTGTTCCTGTTCCTGCCAGTCCTAAGATCTAACAATTGACCAAGTCCCCCTAAAATGCAAGTTCTTTTACATACTTGTATACCATCGGGGTCTATCGACTCAACCTCATCATGTAACTCTATGATATCATTAAGGAATTAGCTTGATCTCTAAAAACAGATCAAACTCGACCCACAAGGTCTTACCTTGCACCACACAAACCCATGCAATCAATACTCCTGAAGTAAAGCCCCTACATCTCCTATTACTTGGACATAGGGTTACTGAAGACTAAGCCTCCCTTCTTTTGCCGGCCGTTTTGTTTTGGGAAAGGGCAAGAAAGGTAGGCAAGCAGGTATAAGGAAAGTGGAGGTATAGACATGCCCAGAGGCCCACTTGATGTTATCAATCAAATCCTTGTATCCGTGCCTGTATCGAAGGAGAGTCTAATAAAGAAGCTAAAGACCATACGTTAGGAGAATGCCCCATGGTGACAAAAGAACAGATACTTAACGCAAGTCCAGAAGAACTCAAGATCCTTTTGAATCTTGAAAACACTCGTTGCACGGATTGCACGGATTGCACGGGTTGCACGGATTGCACGGGTTGCACGGGTTGCACGGGTTGCACGGATTGCACGGATTGCACGGATTGCACGGATTGCATTCGTTGCACGGATTGCACTCGTTGCACGGATTGCACTCGTTGCATGGATTGCAAGGGTTGCACGGATTGCACGGATTGCAAATACATGATCAAGAACATTCACTTCACTGAAGAAGAGTATAGTAGGATCATAGCAAAGCTGAGGTAGACATGAAGTTTCTAGACATCCTAGCTATAGCTTTCGGAATAGCCTGCCTTCTCTTCTAGGAGACGTTGTTCCCACTGTCGAGTGAGAGGCTCGACGGTGGCATAGAACGCCTCGTAAAATCAACATGGGACGCGAAGTACGAATGGTTCCAAAAGATTGGCAACACCCGAAGAGTTGGCAAGGTGGCTTACCGATAACGAGGCGTCGGCCTTTGGCACGATGACCACCGATTATGAAAGATGACTAGCTGCCTGCAAGGCTCGCCGATAGGAGAGATTGACATGACTCAAGACAAAATCAGAGAGATCAAGAATCTTGTCGACATATGGGGGAAGAACCCAGCCACTCTAGAGTTCTCTAACCTCATCCTGGGGCTTGTCTGGAGTATCGTAAGAGAAAGAGTAGAAGTAGAAGTAGAACAGGTATAAGGATAGTGAAGGAGTGGTGTTGTAACTGGTCAATCCTTGGGCCCAATATATCTCCAAGGTACAACACCACTCCTTTTAGTTTCCGGCCACTCATTAGGAGAACAACAATGCGCATTTTATGGTTTGCAAAAGGCGAGAACATCTGTGAGACGGAAGGGGAGCTGCCGAAGGTCGGAGAAGAAGTCAGCATCAGAGACTTACGAGAGAGCAACAAGGCACGGCGCGATTGCAGGTACATAGTCAAAACTGCCCATCACAAGGTAGAGCTGAGCACCTATTACTTCGATAAGGGGTTACTACTGGGTATGACTGACAAAGAACGTTATGACTCGCTCTGTAACTTACTTGCAAAAGAGCGACAGGGAGTTCTCCTGGGCAAGCTGGAAGCAGGACATGTGGACTACGCTGCTCAATCGGGGGAAGTAATACTAACTACGATCAAGGAGTAGACATGCGACCATACATTTGGGCACACGTAATCGTAGCCATTATGATCTTTGTTGTGGGTCTAATGGCACAAGGGTCTTCCAGCTGCGCACTAGAAGACCAGGCCACCCGATGGCCCAGCTCGGTTAGACGGCGAGGAGCAAGAGCGGCTCTACTATCTCCAACATGGGAGGTATTCCTCATCTATGAATTGTTCAAGTCACTCAAGGAGCTATGGAAAGCTGCTGACTGGAAAAACTTGAACCCTTAACTCTTCCGCCGATCTAAGAGATAAACAAAAGGAAAGCCAACATGCAAGACTACTGGAAGTACGTTGTGGTGAGCGATGACATGATCATATTTCCGCCCACTATGTCACACTCTCAATTCAAGAACATGGGGAAAATAACCTCAGCCGGCCTCATTAGAATCTACGGTGGTGAGAGCCCTGCGTGTGGAGTGAGATGTTTCGGTGAGTCCACCACGCTCAATATCAAAAGCAACCCACAACGCGATGAGCGGCTAGCGAAGGGGCTGTTTCTAGAGAACTAACAGACACAAGGAAAGCAACTATGAAGTGCAAAGCTACGGTCAGCAGTATCATGAACGCACACCCTCTTTGCTACAATCAAGCTCAAGTTGAATCGCTCTTCCGCAAGCTTGGTGTAGAAGTCATTACGCCCAGGATGGTAGGCGACCTGAGGCTTGGCAGCAGGACAACGATGTGTAAGGGTCTAGAAGGAGGCCAGTGTAAGGTATGCATGGGTAAGCGTGTAAGGCCGGAAGATCGAATGTGGGTCCTTATCCATGCCTCTGGCTTGAAGGTACAGACCGTACTCAAATTCGTCTCATCAGAGCTACTGAAGGTATTGAAGAAGAAATGGGCGGGTGCGCCCAAAGAACTCCTTCAATACCTCAAAACCGGAAAGGGTGACAAGTACAAGGTACTAGAAGCCGTGGGGTATACTGTCGCAGTTCAAAGTCTCCAACAAGAAGTAATCGACTACGTAAGACTTGGTTGGTGCCGGGCTTACCGCATCCTACGATGCACCACCCACATAAGCATCACCAGGCAAAGGGAGTGCATAGAGCAACTGGTCAAACTGTGTGAAGCACAGAAATGATCTCTGACCCCTTTTCCGCGATTGTATTACTAGGAGAGAACCAATGCCCGAACAAAGGTTTGTAGAATTCAGGGGAGGCCAAGTATTACCAGGTTGGCCAGAGAGAATAGCAGCAGCACAAAAGCTCACAACCATCACTGTATTTGGAATAGAACATCACAAGATCAAGTATGGCGATGAGAAACAAGATTGGGGAGCAGACAAGCATAAATGCTATGACTGCTCAGTCGTCAAGGGTGAGTATCATGTGCCCGGATGTGATGTAGAGCGCTGCCCAGCATGTGACGGGCAAGCCATTAGCTGCGGGTGTAAGCAGAAGACTAGCAAAGGAGTGCACATGCAGCTGTTGTGGTTTTTGATCTGTAAGTGCATAGGACACAAGCTATACCAAATAGATGAGGGTTACAATCCTACCTACAGGCGAGAGAAGTGTGCAAGGTGCAGCTACAAGACGGAGGCATATCCCATCATGACCATAGGCCCATTTACCATCAGGGTGAAGATCCATGACATCTGATCTATTCCCGCGAATGATTGAGAAGATGCCAGAAGGAAAATTCGGCTCTGCACAAATAGAACATTTCACCATCACAGAAGAGCAGTCCACATTCTGTAGACTTCGAGCCTTACTCAACCACCGTGCTAGTGAGTTCATCAGTCCGGGCAGGTATGCCAGGCTACTCATTCACGGTGGAGTGATGATGACTGACACGGACATGGAACGTGCTACAAATCTCGAGTTGATCAAGCAAGCCAGAGGGCACGTACTAGTAGGTGGGTTAGGGCTTGGGATGGTAGTATTTGCGCTACTGGCCAAGAGGCCAAAGATACACAGTCTGACTATTCTTGAGATCAACTTGGACGTCATCAACCTTATCACTCCTTGGCTCCGGCCATGGGCTGACCCACGCATGACAGTGTTAAATACTAGCGTATTTGCATGGGTGAAGCGTGTGCGTGACCCCAAGTTCAACACCATCTACATGGACATCTGGCCAAATGCAGGTGGCAACACCGGGAGTGAAGTAGACCAACTACGTGAACACTACCAACCAATGCTATCACCCAAAGGCTGGATGGGTGATTGGCAAACTGAATGCAGGAGATACAATGAAAGAGCATGATCAAACCACAAGCACCGACCAGCTGCCACTGCAAACCGTGACAAACATAGTGCTGCTGCCTTTATTACCCACTACATCACCGACTCCATATCTAGGTTTTGGAACTTACCGAGTAGACGCATGGAGCAAACACGCTAGAGGAGAAATGCCATTTGTAGAAGCCAGCATCTGCTCTTGGGTCGAATGGTCCTCAATAAATGGCATACGCTTAGAGGTAGTGAGAGAGATACCAAATCCAAAAGATTGCGGATGCTCAAGAGCGGACATAGAGAAGCTTCTTCTATTCCCGCCAACTATACAAAGATGGCTCCTTCCAATAGCGGCATTCCAAAAGTATGGGCATGACACCAGCGTAGCGTTGATAGATGCAGACACCATTGTATCGCCTGGCGCTCCATCTATATTCACTGAGCAACATACGGCTAGTGTAAACCTAACCGGAAACAGAGCGTGGAATATGTGGAGAGAAGATAGCTGCAAGGCTTTCTCTCCACGGTTTCCCGATGTTGACTTTGATAAATCCATGTACTTCAATACGGGAGTAATAGTATTGAACAGTCCTGTACTAGCTTCTAGGTTTATCGAATTCGCACTTACCAAATCTTCCGAATTCCTGAATGTGATGAACGGCAAAGTAGGAACGGACCAAACACCCATCAACTATCTAGTACAACGACTGCAGAAGGCTGGGGAACTATCTACATCCTTTCTCGACCCAAGATGGAACGTAGTGGTAGACAAAACTATCGTAGACAGTGCGATGGTTAAATCTATGCTGACTAGCAACTTCATATCTCACTTCATATCAACCAAGGAGCTAATGCCCGCTGTCTGGAAGATGGTTGAAGAAGAACTTCATCCTTAATAGGAGTACACCATGGACAAAGACATCAAGTACACGTTTTCTACTGAGATCACAATCACACCAGAAGGTGTAATGTTGGGTGTGCTATCAGTACACCACGAAAATGTCACAGCGAGTATGAGTATCACTAAAACGCTACCACTGCCTTCCTCTAGATCTGGGGCAGACAAACGTGTAGCAGCTATGGAGATGTCAAACAAGCTACTTAGACTAGCTGGTGACTTCATTGCTTCCGCCGTTGTACGAGATGAATCCGTTGGTCCATCAGGACCAACAGGAGGCTAACCGGAGGATACAGATGGTTAAGCTTAAAAGCTTCATCCAGTTGTGCGTAGAGGGAAAGGCCAAGCCAGAGGACATAGATACTTGGGTAGCTGCTTGGCATGACGCTAACACGGTTTGCATCCCCTTGGAATTACACGATCATCTAGGTATGACCTGGGAAGAGTATGGTCAATGGGTTACAGACTCTTCTACTCTTTCCGCCATCATAGAAGCACACAAGGAAAAACATGATAGTAGCGGAAGCATTGAAACTCCTACAACTGACAACACCCACAACAGCTAACGCCCTGAAGACTTCTTACCGCCGCCTCTCTAAGCTTGAACATCCAGACTTGAGCAAGCATCCCCAAGCCAAGGAACGTTTTGCTAGGGTGAACGAGGCTTATCTACTACTCAAGGATGATAACACCATCCTTGAGCAAGAGATAGTAACAGTCACCCACACAGTAGAAGGAGATGATATCTCATCATTGGGCACCGGGCTTGGACCTACAACCAACGGTACTACTTGTACTGTGTGCCATGGTGTTGGGTACAGCACCATTCATCAGCTAGATAAGCCTTGCCCTGATTGCCGAACCAACTTTGGGTTCTCTGGTCTCTTTCATCACGCCCGCATAGGTGGTAGATACGAGTACAGATGCCGCAAGTGTGGTGGTACGGGGGAGTTCTCAAAGAATGGTAAGAAGATAGGAGTGTGCTACCCATGCAAGGGCGCAGGTTGGCATGTAGAGAAAACTTGGACGAATAGATGCCAGACATGCCATGGGCTCATGTTTATAGCGGGCAGGTACATCGAGTGCCATACATGCACGAAGTGTGAAGGTGCAGGAGAACTACCAATGTGGAATCCCGTTCTTCCCCGCGGATTACTGATGGGAAATGGAGGCTAGTGTGATAATTGAGCGCATAGGCAACATACTCAAAGCCAATGTTCAGGCTTTGGTCAATCCTGTAAACTGTGTGGGTGTAGCTAGAAGAGGTCTCGATCTTCTATTCCGCCGAGCATGGCCATCTAACTTCTACACTTACACGAATATTTGTAAGGCTGGTCTATTACGACCAGGGAAGCTTCACATCTTCCCCACAGGTAGACTAGGTAATCCCAAATGGATCATAAACTTCCCCACCAAGGATGATTGGCGGGACAAGAGCAAGCTAATCTACATTGAGGCAGGTCTTGATTCCTTAGTAGAGTGTCTCACCAATCACCGAATTGAGAGTGTAGCAATACCACCACTTGGGTGTGGGCTAGGCGGGCTCAAGTGGGAAGACGTAGAGAAGCTCATCAGAGATAGATTCGCGGCAAGGAGAGACATCATAGTGGACCTTTACAGACCCTCAGATGAGCCCGTAGGCGATTTGTCTGAGGAATGAGATTGGAGTACACATGCCCATGAGTAGTGCTGTACCTTGTTTCTACTGTGGCCACAGAGCAGAGCAAATACCCTACGGTAAGGCCATATACGTGGGGTGTGGAGATCCTAAGTGCATGAAGATCAACAGCAGCACAGAGATGAACTTAGTTCTAGCAGTAAAGTCCTGGAACAAAGAGCAGAAAAGACTGGCAAAATCGGAGAAGAACAATGGCTGATAACTATACCCAATTCTCATTCAACCTCTATGATCTCACAAAGGCTGAGATCAAGTGGATCAAGAAAGTACTATCGCTTTGTTTCGACCCAGGTGATTACAGAACTTTCAAAGAGCTAGCAAAGCTATTGAGCACGAAAATCAACAGGCCAGCAGGAGAATTAGAATATTGGCCTGAATTTGAATGGGAGCTGGAAAAGGATACAATCCGCATTTATGCAACGGAGAGTGGCAATGAAGTAAATGTCGCAGCCTTCGTGCACGCTTTCTTGTTTAACTTCCGGCCCAAAGAGATTGTCACCTTTGGGGTGGCATACACCTGTAGCAAAATGCGAGCAGATGAATTCGGCGGGCAAGAGTGGGTCATAACTGCCCACGACATCATCAGCACTGGCGGTATCGCACACAACATTTACGAAGCACTTGCAAGAGGGCATACCAAAGATACAAAGGTCAGCTTCAGTAGCATCGACCTGACGATTCACAAGTTCAAACGAGGTGAGCGTAAATGACCACATTATTGTTACCCACTTCAAGCCCCGTTGAACACTTCGATGGCTGTAACTATGCTATCGTGCACATAGATAGTAAGGAACTGAAGTACATAGATAAGTTGGTCAGTGCAGCTTGCAAAAACAGAAGAATGTACACCAACCTTGTGAAAATGTACTTCTGGTCCGATGTCACCTTCCACGACATCAATGAAAATCGGCTAAGTGAGATCAAGCGCGAGTGCGTGTTCAGAATGTTGGATGACATCATAGTGCTGGGTGAAGGTTCTATTCTTCCGCCAGGCACTAATATACGCACTGACTGTGATCAGATGTGCATACGACCTACAAAACAAAAAGCAAGTTCCGACATATCTTGGATGTCATATGAGCACCATAACAGTATCCAAATAGAATCAGCAAGTCTGAGCTTCGAAGCGTTATCAAACCTAGTGGTGAGAAGGAGCAAGAAGTAGTAATGAGCCACCTAACACTGAAAGATAGGCCCAGAGCTCTAGACACGCTTCATGATGTAGGCTGCATGCATGAAGGAGAGCGTATCTCAGAAGAGGGTGCAGCGGCTGCTGTAGTTATCTACTACGAATACAGGCAACTACAAAAACGGGTAAAGGAGCTTGAGCAGCGAATCATAGACATGCAAAGCTGTGTAGCATGTGGTGGATTACTACTGCCTTCTGATTCTCCGCCACATTGTGAAGATTGTCACCCAGACGAAGAACAGGAGATAACATGGCAAAGAAAGGTACGAAAATGGGACGAAGAACTCGAGAATAACAATGTTCGAGCTGGCAAGAAAAGAACCAGACGGTAGTACCACTACCATCAAAATCTTCCGCGATGAGGATTTGGCAGAAGCTTACCTCTATGCCGAGAGTTTGGAGCGTCGGAAGGCTATATTGGCATTCAGAGATAAAGCAAGGCGTGCAGGCTTAGAACACAAGCTAAATGCTTTACTCAAAGCATCGGGAATACATGAAGCAAACACTGAGGAAGACATGTTGACTGTTGTTAGTAACATCAAAGCTATAGCTCACAGTGATGAGGAGCTAAATGCTTTGATATTGGATGCTGTTTGCGCATACAAGCTTGCGGTTCTAGATCAATACGTGCTTCAACGTATTGGTTAAATGATGCGGCTGTACTAGACTCAGTCTAGTACAGGTGTGTCAAAAGGAGCATAAGATCTATGGACAAATTTGTGCGGGCATACCTGACGTGTGCTCTGTGGGCTACTAATGATGCTAGTACTGATGCTGGGGTGCCCCTAGATCAAAACTACACCATCAGTGACATAGCATCCAGCACCATAAAAGCTGCTATAAGGGACTGCAAGAAGTTCAGGGAGGAGAATGCAACCGCTCTTGAAGGCTATTCAGACTCACAAGCTGGGCATGATTTGTTCTTGACCCGCTGCAACCATGGAACTGGCTATTGGGACCGAGATCAGAAGTACACCACAGAAGCCAACGAGAAGATACTCACTGATGCTGCACATGCGATGGGTGAGGTATGGTTCTATGTAGGTGATGACGGGAAGATATATTCAACATAGAAAGGAGCTAAATGAACCTACTAGTTAGCATTCTGTACAAGAATGGGAAGACAATCTCACTGGAGCTTCAATCGGCAGCTTACGATAGCCTGCTTCGCATTAAGCTGACAAGCGGGCTGGCAAATGTTCTAGCCCACGGGATTGATATGAACAATATGCCTTACCTAGTTCAGGTGGGTGACGAAGCACTGGCAATAACTTCAAGCCCACTCAGAGAAAAAGTGACGGGAGGTACGTAGATGAAATACATATGTGTTCTTGTCTTGGCAGCCATGCTAGCAGGCTGTGGCTCTCCGAAAGTCATCAATCTCAAGTGCTACGAGACTTATGGTTTACTCAACTCGGACAAATACAAAGACCCTAACATCATATATGAGCCTTCTTGGGGAAACATCTTCTGGAGCGTAATGCTAATAGAAACAATAGTAGCGCCAATATACTTCTTAGGCTACTCCATGTTCAATCCAATCAGTCACAAGTGAGGAAATGGACCAATGGCAAAAGCAGCAACTATCAGCATATCTGGGAAGACTGCCGACCTCTTCTCCGCGATTCTGTACGATTCAGAAGGGCACAGCCTTGGCGAATACCGTGGATATGTTCCTGACTTCTTCCCCGGCGAACACTATGGGGACTACATCATACTGGAGATTGAACTAGCCACCGGGAAGATACTGAATTGGAAGCCACCTACCCAGGAACAATTGGATGAGTGTCATTTTGCACAGCCGGGAGTAGAAGAAGAAGAAGAAGAGGTAGAAGGCTAGGTAGCACTACTCTTCTAGAGCACAGGTTAGATTGAAAGAGGGACAGCCCTCTTTCTTTAGCCGCAAATCGATTGCGCAATACTGTGTGTATTGCGGGTATAAGAAATACGTCACCCCAGAATGTTGCTTTAACACAAAGGATCAAACATGAGCGGTAGTATCAGACTATCCGAGAAACACGGAGTGAACCCAGCTATTCCACTATGCTTCTTCTGCTTGAAACCAAAGAATGAAATCATTCTACCCGGCAAAATGAAGAACGACATGGAGGCTCCCAGAAACGCAGTATGGGATATGCGCCCATGTGATGAATGCAAAGGCTTTATGGCAAAGGGTATCATCCTCATCTCCGTTGATGAATCTAAGAGTGCAGACCACAAGAACCCTTACAGGTCTGGTGGTTGGTGTGTGGTCAAAGAAGAGTTGGTTAAACAGGCATTGGGGGGGGGCAGCAAGGAGTTGGTGGAACAAACACTACGAGTGAGAGTTGCATTCATAACCGATGAAGCGTGGGATAAAATTGGTCTACCACGAGGAGATGTGAAAAATGACAAAAGCACAAAAATCTAAGCTAGCTAAAGAATTGGTAGAATTGAAGGAGAAGTCTGCAGGGAGTACAAAGGTTGCACGCGCTATTGGGCTAACAATCAGGCGACTAAATAGAGTCTTAGATTATACAGTAAGACGTCGCTGTAGTTACCTAGACAAAATCGACATGCTTAGAGAGAAACTAGGGCGCAAACCAAGGTTTGATGATGGCAAATGAAAACCTGTACCAACCAACAGCTGAAGAGTTAGATGCTTTGTGGGAGAAGGGCACCACAAGAGACAACCCCTGTCTCCGGCCACAATGCAAGGAGTGCACAGAGTTGAAAGCTCGAAGAATGGCTGCACTCACTCAGATCATAGAACATGCCCAGCAGTATCAATTAGGTACATTGGCCCGAGTTACTTGCATCTTCTGCCATAACCAAGTACCTACCAACGATGCACATCTTCATCAAGGAAAGTGGGTAGGGCCCTGTTGCTGGGATGAGAGACTACGAACAACCGCATAGGAGGGCGCTGACATGAGCTACGACATTTCCACAAGAGGGCAGCAGTTTCGGATTACAGCCGCCAGAAAAGCTGCTGCATTTGGTGCACTGAAGAAGTCAGGTGTTCCTGTGAACGGAGGTACCACAACACTTGAGGATGCTCTGGAGGAGCTGGGCTGGGCAACTGATGTAATCGAACAGAAGAAGGGCAAGAAGAGAAAGACTCCAGGTGCTGGAGACATTGTAGGTCTCTACTTTGACCGCGAACATCTAACAGATGAAGTGGAAGATACACTAGATGCTATTGCTCCATTTGTGGATGAGGGGAGTTACTTGGAATTTGAAGGTGAGGACTTTTGTGTATGGAGGTATCTATTCGACGGAATAAAGGTAGAGGAAATCTATCCTACCGTCGATTGGATAACGCCTGCTCTTAAGCACACTGAACCACAAGTATACAAATTGATGCCCGGTGCGGAAAGAGTAATCATAGACACTCCTGGAGCTAGGGTAGTCATCGAACCAGAAACTGTCATAGTCCGTAGGACGGACACTAAGGAGCCGTTCTGATGGCTAAGGTAACTGTAGAAATCACAGCAGCAGGCACACTAGAAACAACAGTAAGCCAACTAGATGTATTAGATAGATTGTTTCGTCTAGGGCAACATATAGACTCTGATAAACGATTTCTGTGCGTGCCTAGAGAGAATGAGAAATTTCGTGACCTTAATGCCATCCTCAACATCCCCAAGCACATGGAACACTTTGATTGGAGAGTACAGTCTCTTCTCATCATTGATGAGCATGATAAGCGTAGTGTTGTCTACCATAACGTGCTGATGACTCAGGAAGAGTATGATCTGCTGATAACGAGTTTCGGCTTTCGTGGTAGCTGCGGATGCGATGGAGCAACGAGTGATGGTTGTCCTCTGTGTGATAAGAGCAAGACCAAAGCGTGGAAAGAAACCATAGATAGGGTAAAGACCAGCTTCAAATAACTCTCAATACCCGAGGTGTTAGCAATGAAAGTATACGTAACACGAGTAAGTGGGCGCAACACAGTAGATGGTGTGTTTGCTACTTTGGCCGCTCTAATACGTAGTTTGGCAGATAGCGGAGCGGTATCAAAACACTTTGCAGAAGAGACGGCTGCTCAATTCACCAATCACAGCATGGTGACTATTGAAACGCGAGGCTATGCACCCTACAATCTTATAATCCAAGAGATGGAATTAATCGAGGATTGAAATGAAAAGATTCAAGCTCCTGTATGAAGACGAGAATCAGCTATACGTAAGACAGCCGGAGAAGGGAGTAGATAGATTCCACTTCATCCAGGTCATTGATATGGTTGCGGCTTGCGGAAAGGACAACAAAGGGCATCCCAGGTACGTAGGTGAATTGTGTGAGGTAGACCTGGACCTCATCACACAGAAGCAAAAGAATCGAGCTCTGGAGTCATGTGGTTGGACTCCTGGTACAGATGCACCACTAGAACCTGCAGAACTAGCAGATAGATGCTGGGAATATGGAACCAAAGCTCCTCTCTTCTCCGTTTCTACAAATGTGAAACGAGATGCCTACAGGCTATGTGCCAAAGAGAGCATCAGGTTAGATGATCCAGCTGAGCATCATGAGATCATGATGGGTATCTGCAACGGCATAGGTAATACCAGACTCGAGTACATGCAAGGTGATACCCTCTCCGCAGTCGCTAGAGGCGTGAGCAAAGGTGACACGAAGGCATGTATCTTTGCCAAGATGTACGGAGCTAAGCAAGAAGAGATTGATCAAGCTAAAGGTCAACCTATTCACCCAGTACAGCTACAAATGAAGCTGGGTAACAAAAGACTGATCGAAATCTGTGGAGGGTCTTCTAGCATAGTGGTGGAAGATGGACATGAGGTGTGGAAAGAAACACCAGGAGATGTGCTTCCATACGCAACAGGCTTCATGAGTGGCTTGACTGGAGCATACCCAGATGGGCCACGCAAAGCGTTAGCCAAGACCTACATGCCGGGCTACATCAGGGGTGTGCAGGTACGCCTCAATGAGAGGGAGCTACCGGCATGGGCCGGAGGGCCAGAAGAGGACTAAACGCACTGCTCAGGGGCTCCCAGGGGCCTTGGGGAACAAAATACAGGAGGGCTTATGGCAAAGCACATCAACTTCAAAGCGTTACGAGCAACAGTAACAGTCAGCCGCAAGAAAGATGCACGCTGGGACTTCCAAAACGAGAAGTCAGGGCACGAACCTCCGGATGCTTACTCATTGCGCGGAGACCTAGTCAGCGCCGGCACAGAAAAACTGTTCAAACTGCAAGAGACCTTAGGTCCTCCACCCGCCGATCTAATATTCAGAGTAGAAGAAGAATGGTCGGTACTCGAATAGGAAGCAGACATGTGTGACATTTGCGGAAGACCATCATTACCGGAGGACGATCAAATCATGACTCTCAGATACAGTGCACCTATGCCCCTAGTACCAACAACAGCTTCAGAGGCCGTGTTTGGACCGGGAGGTTGGCCCGGTCCAAACGGTCCTCCTAAACAAGACCCATTCGAAGCTTACCAAAGGGGAGTAGCCGAAGGCATAGTAGAGGGCCGGAAACAAATTTATGTGTGGGTACAGGAAGGGCTGAGAACTCTCATACCACTACTGAAGCTAGAGTTCCCAGCCAAGACACTACTACACGGATTCATGTACCAGCTTGAGAAGTTCGCAAAAACAGGAAGGTATCCATCCAATGAAGATGAGTAACGGAGAAAAGATGATCTTTGCAGCAACATATTCAAATGTTTTGAAGAGCAGTAAAAACTGCACCGTGGAGGATTGTATCAATAATGCCGCTGCTGCAGTAAAACTGTTTCGCGGCGCTGATGTACCAAACAAGCTTACTGAGGAAGCCAAGGACATGTGGCTAGCAATGACGATAGATGTTGTATCTAAAGAAGAGGATTTGTTGATCAAAGGAGTGCCATAAATGGCCATCCCAGAAGGCTACAAAGCCAACTTCCAAACACTGCTCAAAGCAGCTAAAAATGAAGACTTGGCCTTAGTCGAATGCACAGACAAGACGACAGGCAAACCTGCATACGTAATAGCAGCAGTCAACGGTGTGGGACCAGATGACAAGATGGAGCTTGTGCCACTAGCACAGCTATTCGACGGTAGCCCATACGAAATGTTAATCCCACTAACAATACCAGACAAGGATGAGCACAATGAAAACTAAAAAAGTAGATCACAAGAAGTTCAAGATAGGCGAGATGGTAAATGTGCGCTGGCGTAAAGAAAACTGGTACTCAGGAAAGTACTATGGATGGGCCAGATACGAAAAACGGCATATGGTCAGATTCCCCATACATGGAGTCCGAGGTATTAAACTGCAGACACTATTCGTTAAAGACGGAGACAACATCCACCGACAGTGAGACCAAACCATGAAGATCAAAGAAACTATATCAGAGGAACCACTACCTCAGGTTATCAGAGCTAGAAGGTTAGCTAAATTAACTCGCATAGCACCTAACTTCGATACGGCATTGGTTGCCCACTTTCGTGAGGAGCTCTCCAGTATGTGTTTAGACAATGATGAAGAACGACTAAACGTAGCACGTAGTGTGATCAAATTCAGCAATAACAACCTCAAGACTAGGGCCGGTGTTTGGAAATGAATCTCACCCATCAGCAGGTACCCATATTAGATCATAACCTCAACAAGAGTTGCCAACATCGTAGGGTAAACAGAACATACGTGGATGATGCTTCAGGCACCACAGAGAAGATGCATTGCCTGGATTGTGGCGAATTTGTTGAGTCTCGCTACTTTTCCGGCAAGAAGGCTATTGACTTTGCTGACCGCCAATCAGTGTGGCGACACACCCTCTAGAAGGAACAATCAATATGTGCATAATCCAACGCTGTAAACACGGCACAATCATATGCCCATCTTGCAATATGGATTTTGCTGGTGCATCCAATAGGGCCCTTATACGGGGGCACCAGGAAGCATATCAAGATGCTTATGACCGCTCACTAAGCTTGCAAGGCAAAGCATTGTCAGATTGGCTCAAAGCAAAGGCAGAAGGACAATGAGTGATAGACAAGTACCCGACTTTGTCAAACAAGTATACAGACAAATAGTCGAAGCTGTGAAGACCGACAACCTAATAGTAGTAAAACTCTACAGCCGGAAACAAAAGAAAGATCTCTACTTCTTGGCAGTGGAAGACCTGCACATAGAACATAATGTTCTATCAGTTGCTCACATACTTGTTGATGGTGTGTCCACGCCTATTATTCCTGAAGTTGCTACTAACTACTACACTTCCAACGATCTACTGGAGAAGGTTCAATGAGCCCAATACCCGAAAAACCTGGGCATGAACTAGGTGTCGTGAAAGTAATAGCAAAGGGGCCCAAGGCTCTACTTGCTAGAGAAGAAGACGGAAAAGAAGAATGGTGGCCATTCAGTCAAATTCACGAAGACTCCGAAATTTGGGATGACAGCAAGATAGGAGAAGAGGGCAAGATGATAGTCACCAAATGGATTGCTCAACAGAAGGAACGCGAGGTGGAAGAAGACTAAATGTTACTGAAGGCAGTACTACCTCTCAAGCTCCGCCGGCTCATCAAGCAATTTGCCAAAGACCACAACAACCTAGAAGAGCAATACTATGCTGCCGGAGAATGTTGGGACATCTCACGTAAGTTTGCCCAACTTGCCTGCAGTGTAGGAATCAGAGCTGGTGTAGCAGCCGCAGGTAGCCACAGACGCTACAGGAAATACTGTGCGGGGGTGGGAGTTACAGCCCACTGGGTAGCTATAGCAGAAGGTATTGTCATAGACTTCACAGCCAGGCAGTACCACCACAGGTTTGCCTTTCCATACATGTGGAAAGATGCTCGTTTTACAAAGAGACTACGACCATCTTACGATTTTAAGGACTCCGCAGTATTGGTTCCACTAAGATCTGAGGCGTGGAAAGCAGATCAAATACATGAAAGGCAAAACAAGAAATGGCAAAATGGACCGAAGCGAAGCAACCGTTCATCAACAAAATCAAAGAGGCCAGGAGAGCCGAAGACTTCTTCATCGGCATTGGCACAACCAAAGCCACGCAAGAAAGGATGCTGAAGAAGAGGTATCAGGGTATGGCCAAGTTGGTACACCCAGATCATAATCCTGGAGTAGAAGAAGCCAATCTTGTACTAGCCGCCCTCAACATACTTCATGAGGATGCGGAAAGGAAAATAGCTGACGGTACATTCGGCAAGAGCCTAGCTACTGTCACCTTCAAGGACCGCAAAACAAACAGGACCATCGAAGAGCTGGAGCCCCTGACAAGGGGAGACATTGCTGACTTGTACACAGGCCGACTTGACGGCAAGAAGGTAGTACTCAAGATAGCGAGCGATGCAGGAGACTCTGACCTCATCAAGAACGAAGCTACTGTACTCAGGAAGCTAGCTGAAGCACCTGATGCAGACCACTTCATGAAGTATCTTCCCAAACTCATTGCCGGGGGTGATACGACTTGGGACCAAGGCCTCTGCACGGGGTCCACGAATGAACCGTGCAGTGGGTTGACCACGGAAGGTCAAAGACATCGCCTTGCTCTGTGGCTCGACGCCTACCCAACAAGACATGGACGTGGGCCATTTCCTACTTTCAGTGGTGGCAGGACCGCTGCATTTCCTGACAAATACAATCCTACGAACAGATGGCAGGGTGCACTCCGTACGGGGTTCTTCGACATGAGCCTCTGCAGGTACGCGCTAGATGCATGCTCCGAAGATCTTCCCATAGATGGGTTGGCCATCACCCATCTAGATCAAATAGATCGAGGAGGTGTGTGGACATATTCAGATGAGTACCAAGCAGGTAACTACTCAAAAGATCTGCAAATGCTATCACGCCAGCTAAGGCTAGTAGACACATCCATGCGGGCAAAAGTACTTGAGCGCTACACACCACACTACAAGGACATAGACAACGCCTCGATATACAACGTACTAGGAACTATCGAGCATCTTGTCATAGGCCCCAGAGTATGGATCAAATCTTTTGGTCCGACAGCACGTGACAAAGAGTTCACAAGTCTGCTACCATTGCCAACAACATGAGGATGACTAGATTCTCTGGAAGACTTATTCCAGTCATACTCCAACACACCATTCAAGTCTTTCAACATACATCCGAGGTACTAATGTCTGAACGCGAGCGAAGAAAGTCAAGAGAATTTGATGAACCGTGGGATAACGAGAGATTTCCAGACCCCAAGTTTCCTCCAGAACCTGCAACAGCACCAACATCTGATTTCAAGGACCTGATCATCAGGTGTGCTGACTGCGGAAATGATTTCAATTTCACATCCGCAGATCATGAGTTCTTTTCCGAGAAGATCGGAAAGGATTACAAGACCCCAAGGAGATGCAAGGATTGCCGAGCTGCTAAACGACGACAGCAGGCAGAGAAAGCCTCCTAGCTGTAGTTGATCAAGAGAGGGCCTGGCGCATTGCCAGGCCCTTTTCTTTTGCCGTACAAAAATGCTCGAAAACAAGGCATAAGTACCATGTTAACCGATGGTACTTAACCAATAACATGGAGGAGCATGAGAAGACTAGATGAGGGACAAGCAAGGCGTATAGAGCGGCTATGTGAGCAAAGCCCAACAGTTAAGATTCCATATGCAGTCAAAAAAGACACGCTGTTGATATTGACCAACAGACATTTCTTAATTGCTTGGCCTTTAGAATTAGCCGACTTAGATAGCAACGAAGTTAGAAAAATGATCAATCGGAACAGGCTGGAAAGTCCTAGCATCATAAAGAAGTTTGAAGAGGGAGCGTGGTCTAAGATCTTAGCACCAGACAAGACTAGGTACCTGGATGCTGAAGAAGTAGACCCTACGGACGAAGAGCGAGACATGATGTTTGAAGACAAGAAACATCCTTGTCCCTGTATGATCTTTAGTGTCGATGGCAACCGCTTCGCATACCATGTTTCGTATTGGCAGATACTTACTGAAGCATGCAGCGGCGATATATCAGTCAAGCTATACGCTACTGGTACTGAAAAGAACTGGCTAATCTTGTACGAAAACGGTATCAAAATAGGTGCTATAGCCAACACCATTCTAGGGGATTCCTCAAATGCCCCGCAAAACGCATAGGTCCGAAGAAGAGCGGATAGAACGTATAAACAGAGCATTCGCAACTTTTCTATCCCCGCAAATGCGACACTTCCTAGATATGGAAGCTAGACGCCTCACGGATAAAAAGCGTCAGATCAAAGCAGGCGCCAGGAGAGTCAACGCGCAAGACATCATCCGTGCCTTAGTGACATCTTACTATGAAAAGCGTACCATAGGACTATTGGTAAACCCCGATGATTAGATGCCTACTATGTTCCACCCCAGGTCACTCCTGGCAGAAATGCCCACTCTTCGGCACCACCAAGGACTACCTAGCTGCTATGGCACCAGCTCCTCAATCTCCGGAGGAGCTGGTGAAGGAAAAATCTGATCTAGTTTCCCGCACACTCTTCGAAGACCTGTACGGGCATGATGAGAATGCACTTGGGGAGTTGATGGAAGACGAGAAGCTCACACCAGATGAGAGAGTTCTAGCCACTGAGCTTTTGATAGGTACCAAGACGTTCAACGCGCTAGATAGAGATGACAAGATGATGTTAGATCATATGGCTCACCATCTAGCTGCCGGTGGCACAGCAAAGCCTAAGGCCCAGAAGAGTGGCCGGGGAGATACAAGACCGTCCTTTGTGCGGACTCAAGATGAGATGGAAGATGGTCTATATCCGGAAGAAAAGCGGACGCTCGAGAACACGGATGCTGAAGATTTCTACAGCTCTGTGAACCACTCTTGAAAGAACTGATCATGCAAACAGTGAAAAGATCTAACAGCTCTTCGGCCAGGTCAGATATCAAAAAAGTGCGCAAACTTGGAAAAGTGCTACGTCCACATCGTTTTGCACTACGAGATGTTGAAAAAGTTAATGGTCGGTGGATGGTAAGCATTAGTACTGGACATACTGACTTCTACGATCCACTTAAAGCACTCAGACAGCAATTAGCTGATGAGGCTGATCTAACTAAACAACCGTCGCCGGTTCGTCACTTAGATTTAACGAAAGTGACGTCAATCACAACTCAACCATACAAACCAAGAAGCCAGCATCTTATGCACTTCAAGAGTTTCTATAAGCGTATACGGGGCACACGTGGAAAATTTTTAAGAATGTGGAAAACACGAAAACCGCTGCCTTATGGATTCTTCTTCCTCTACCCAGATGCAGTGCTACTAGTAACTTGGACACAAAAAGACGGATTTCGGCATAGTGCAGTACCTGAAAATGGGCTTCCTTAGATCGCAAGTTAGACTCCTAAACGGGTATAAGGATACTGATCAGGGAAGTGTTAACCCCGATTGAACCCCAACAAGGAGAACCCCATGCGACCTAATAGTATCAAGACCATGAACGAATTCATGGAGTCACTAGACCACTTGTTTGATGCCGGAGATGACTTCGGCAAAGCCCTCATCAAGTTCGGAAAGGCATACATCAAGTACCAACGTATGACCTGGGTGGAGGGCTACGACAACCTGCGAGAAGCTATCCAGCGTGCCAGAAAGCACATGTCAGGACCAGTCTACAAAGATCTTGGTAACTACTGCTCAATCACGCACGTGAGCAACTGCCATAAGTGTGGCAGACCTGTTATACTCCATGATCATACTACCTACTGCACCGGTAAACATGATACATTGGAGCAGTCATGAAAGAACCATGCTTCACGTATCTCTATGATGGAGAGTGGCGGGATTGGAGACAGATGGCAGGACATACCATCTCTCTTCCCGGCACTACTATCAAAGTAGTCAAGGTCGGAGTACACAAAAGGCTGCAAGAAGTATGTGTCGGGTTCGAGATCAAATGCCCGTGCGGCGACGACCATAAGGGCCTAATGCCCTTGCCGGAGTTTGTGATCTGGCTGCAAACAGGGGCGGAAATAGCGGCAAAGCTCAACTAGTGAAAAACTGCCACTGATTGTGCTATAAGAATATTGCCAAGAGAAAAACTTGGTACTTTGTTGGCATCGATGGACGGTACTCACTGCAGTGAGATCAGATGTCCAACAAGGTAAAAAATTGGCCCGGCACGGTATCGCCAGCTTTGCATAAGACGTATGCAAAGACGTGCTGAAGCCATTACTATTCGAGAAACCCAAAGGTTTCTCTCCCACCTCGTGATAGCCTATACCAGGGGCAGAAATGTGAGTGCAACTCTCAGCACGAGGCCAATCATAACCAGTCTTTAAGAAGGTTATGAGGTGCAAAGCATTCTAGGGATTGACTAGCTCTAGATGCCGGTAGACCACTTAATAAGTGGTCTACCGAGCTTTTCTTTAGCGCACAGACAACCAGATCACAATACCCAAAGCTAATGGTACAAGGATAAAGAAAATCATGAATGAGCCGGCAACAGTTGCCCTGGTGCTTCTACATGCCGAAGTAATAGCCTGCCTACTCCATGACGAATGTCAGAAGCTACCTGAGAAACGGGAGTGAAGCCATAGTCTATGGCTTTCCTGATACCAATAGATTGCAAAGGGACATCATGTAGCAACCGTAAATTCTTGGCTCCCAGCATTTCTAGTGCTGCTGGGTTATGTTGTAACTGACCGACTATAGAAGGAAGCTGGGCACCAGCTTCAGGACCCATAAGTCTTCCGGCTTTATGAGCGTTCTCATACAACGATGTGAGCTGAGGATCTAAACCGACCGCGGCTAGATTGCGGAAAGGTTTAGATAGCATTGGCTTTCCTTGCATGCCAGTTCTTGCACCTACCCCTGCTATCTCTTTTCCCAGCCACCTGAATGGAGCAATATTCGCTCCAAATCTATGAAGAGCATTGCTAGCCATGATCTTCCCGGCAGCTACCATACCAGCTGCCTCCACAGGATTAGACATCATGTGCATCAACAATGGGTTGGCTTGCTTCTTCATGAATCACCTACGTAAGAAACCCCCACACCAAGAGGCCGAGTCCTGGTGTGGGGATGGCCTTCTTGACTTCTCTCCCGTGGCTGAGTACGGGAGGCACACCCAAGAAGGAATCTAAGCCCCTGGGCCCATGGTTTGTACGCCAGACCCATATGGAGAGTACCCATACCCATAAGGAGTTGGAGACCAGCCACCCCCATACGCAAGCGGCATAGCACTGGTTTGCTCCACTTGCCGGGCAGCCCATGGAATAGCCTTAGCAGCTCCGTAGGCCCCGGCTCCTATACCACCTGCCGCAAGAGCCTCACCCCACCCAAAACGCTTTACAGCTGGTCTAGCAAGACTACCTAGAGCTGGAGTAACCAACTTCTTCATGGCTCCTAAAGGGTTCCAAGCTTCCTTGGACATACAAGCCATTAGTACCCCCGCCTGCTTAGCCAAGGTGATTGATCCGTCCTCAACCTTACCCAAGCTCTCCGCTACTTCTTTAGCCATGTCACCTTTACGGTAGTAGTCAGGTTTCTCCGTCAAGTGGTCCATAGCGATTTCACAGGCTACAGATGGGTCTGAGGTATGTTCCATTTCTACTGTCATACCTAAGATCAAATCTGCAGCTGGAAAGTCTGAAGGCTTCTTTCCTTCCGCCAATCCACCAGGTATATGGTCCTGCCACTTACGAGCCATGATGCCAGCAAGGTCTCTACGAGCTGGCTCTTTACCAGAGTCATCTGCAGAGACCTTACTGAACTTACGGGCTAGAATCTTACCTGCGGCATCAGCAGCTTGTAGAGCTGCAGTCTTCTCAAGTAGATCGGCCGGCTGAAGAAGAAACATACCACTCACTAGGTAGTCAATACTCCGCCAGCTCCTCCAACGATGGTCAGGTTGGTGACTGATACGGGTACTGCTCGTTCAAACTGTATAGCAGCAGACTCTTGGATCAAAACACCCTGAGCATCTGTAGCCCACGTATGGTTCGGGATGTAGCAACCTTCCAAGTAGACTGCGCCGTAGGTCTCCTGGTTGGAGTCACGTACGTACATGAGCAGCCCCATCGGTTGGTTGAACAAGTCCGAGGCCAGGTTCAAGAACAGGTAGTCGTATCCTGGTGGAATGACAACATCATGTGGATTTGCTAGGGCTTCTACGCCAGCATTTGGGAATAGAGCTGGGAGGGTAGTTGCACCAATCTTATCCGAGTAATAGGCCATCAGTACCCGGAGCAAGCTAGGTCCGTGGTACAGGATACGGCTGATGGCCAGTTGACCGATAGTACGGCCGGAGATGAAGTAAGATCTTTCGGAGCCCACTTCAAAAATCCGATTGAACTGTCGGTTATGAGACAGGTTGACATTTTGGATGACGCCGATTGGGTAGACCAACTGATCTGCGGCGGCCCCACCACCTGCAGTCAGCGCTGTCCCTAGTGCAGCTGTACCAGTAGCAGTGCTACCACCACCCAAAGCTGCTAATCGTGGAGGGCCGGCGCAAAGAAGAGTAAATCCTGCATTCAGGAATTTCCCGTCCACCATACCATCTTGCACGTACTTTTCGTAGGGACTCCAAGTTGAAAAATCAGACATCTTATGTCTCCTTGATCTATAGACTTTATGGTTACGGGGCTAAAGAAACGAGGCTAACCCCGTTTCCCATGATCAATTTCTTTCCTTCAACCAGTTGGCTATTCCCTGAGCCAACTGTTCTGGTAAATCTTGTTGCAGAAGCACTTGAGCTGCAGTTGCAAGATCGAATTCGTGCCCTGGATGATGCCCAGGTCCTTCTCTCTTGGCTCTGCCATCTAGTAGCTCCAGATTCTCTGGTCTGTTGTCTGCTCGAATGCCGTTCTTGTGATGTACCAACTCCCACTCCTCCAAGTACCTTCCCAATTGCTGTTCCATCACCAAACGATGTTCGAAAATAGTACCGTCTGCGCGAGCATGAGGATGCCCTTCTGGAGCTGCTCGAAGCACGTACCCATCTCGGCTGCTCCCCACCCATCTCTCTCGTTCCCGTTTCTTGCCATTTGACAGCAAATCTCGCAGCTGATTCCCCTGCTCGTCTATTATTCCTGTATTTCGTTGTTGCGCGTGCTTGCTGCACATCCAACGATTTACCGGACGTTTCAGACAGCCGGCGACACAACAAGTTGCTTGCCCGTACGTCGCAGTTGCTTTTTCGTGGCCTCGATCTGGAATCTCTATTCCCAGGTCTACTCCAGCTTCCCACTGCTGATAATGCTTTGGGCACAGACCCCTGCCAATGGGTCTGCTTCCGCAGCCAGAAACTGTGCATCTTGCCCCGGGCCCGTAACTTCGAATACGCTTGGGCTCGTACAGAGACTTCCCCTCGCGATCTATCTGACCACGACGATTGGCCATATAGTGCATTCGACAAAGGCCAAATGAACCATTCTCGGTCGTATTGATGCAACCAATAACTTTGCATGATCCGTAATCTGTTTTCTTGGGTCTTCCTGGGTGTCTCTTGTTCATGGTTAAGTATCTCCTGTGAGATACTTATACCACAATTTATGTTAACATTGGATTAAATAATCAATGTGACACGAATATAATTCACGGGCAGGGGGGTGTCAAGGACTATGTCCACCAAAACACTATCGGGTGCATCCGCATCCTGGATGATGTTATTCAAATCTCCGCCGATCAAGACACCAGCCTCACGAAGGAATCCCAGTTGTCCTTGAACTACTGTGGACAAAGTATCGAGGAATGAGTGCGTGATATTGAACCTACCGATGAAATTCCTCAATCCGACTCTGATGAACTTCGCCACGAAGTCCACGATTCTTGTGACCGAGAACTCGCGAGTCTCGATACTCGTTAGGTCCGTTGTTACCTGCATACGAGTAGTAAGAGGTGCTCCCTTGGTTTCCTGTACTACCCAGTAAGTACCTCCAGCAGCACCCACATTCATTTGTGTCCGGCTGAAGACATCATTAGAACCCAGGACTCTTGTAAATCCCGCGATTGGGTAGTTAGTGAAACCCTGTTGAGGCGGTAGTTGCCCTACCATACCCGCGATAGCCGCATTGATATAGTAACCAGCGATTTCTTGTTCTACACCACCTATGACCGAAGCAGTTTTCTCAGGAGCAGTCATGAGCACACGGCGGTTGCCGTAACTCTGACCTAGCTTCTGATAAGCCTCTGAGATTCTGGCATAGTCTGGCAACCCTGTTGGTGTTACCAACTTTGACCCGCGAACATAGACAGTGAATCCCACTCCTATCAACTGCTCCGAGAAGGGAGGAGTATCTTGGGAATAGAACCTGTCATCATTCTGGCCGGGGGCAAAGGCTACTCGGACCAAGACACGAGTTCCTGAAATCTGAGCAATGTTATAGTGCTCAGCACTGGTTGCAACTTGCAGGTACAGACCAGCTGATACCGGAATAGTACCAGTAGGATTGATCTGATTTGCTTGCAAGTCGGAAGCTAGGCTAGCCACTTTGGTATCGAACCAATAGCCGGAAGGAGCTGTTGATAATGTATCTCCTTCTCCGCTAGCGACCAAGGCAGGCAAGCCTTCACTTGGCATCTTGGGGTTAATTAAGATCACTCTTTCTCCGCAGGCATCAGGGTCAGACATAGCCAACACGTGAGCCATACCCGCCTGATGCACGAGTGGGTTCTGTGAAGCTGGAGCAAGGGCATAGACTTCCTGAGCTTCCAAGAATCCAAAAGCCTCAGTATAAGCTGCTGGGGTACCATCAGGGTCGTTGGCGTCTACAGCGCTAACTCCAATACCCGTGACCGAGATACCTGGAGCATTGACCATCATGAAGTAGAACATGAGTCCCAGTGGATTCGTTATATCCAACGGGGCTAGTGTATCTTCCAGTACAGTGATATCGCCGAAGGTAAGCAGGGACGGTTTCTTAGACTGTGGGGACACATCCAATCGAAGGGCATTGTATGCCACCACCAAGGCTCCCCGAACGTTAGTGAGTGGGAATCCTTCTGTATCCCGGAGCACATTTGCCTTGATGAGAGCAGCACCAGATGGGTCAATAACCAAATCTGGTGTAGGTCTATCAGATGGCAATGTTGCTGGAATGTTCATTGCTTCGATATAGAAGGCTTGTGCTGTGAAGTCCAACGGGAGTTCTCTATCCAGCTTGAGTTGTGTTTGTTGTGCGCCAGGAGCTACGGCTGCGATGTTACCGATGAAAACGCCATCAGCAAAGACTTGGTCTCCAACCTTTGGTGCAAATGGACTACCATTCGTCACGTAATTGTCCGTGAATCCTAGGTCCGAGTTCGCAGTCCCAAGACCAATCCGAATCTCAGACTCTGAACCACTGATCAAAGAACTCAATACTAGATGGTTAGAACCATCGTCGGATGCAAAACTCGCACCCATGGTAGCATTGAGCTTTACTTTGAGATTAGCAAGACTGATAGTTTGAGATACTACTGATGGAGTGGGCGTAGTGACATAGCTTGTGAAACCGAGAGCTCCGAATACGGTGTCATCGCTGGCAGAACCACTGTAAGTCAACGAGATTACACCACCTGCCACTGCTACATGACCACCCACCTGGAATGATAGCTTCAATCCTGCTGGGTTATAGACACCATTAGCATCAGAACGGTAGCAAACGATAGTGCCTGCAGCCCCATTGATCTGACTTGCCACATGCGCAATATCAGCTGGTGTAACAAACGTAACCGTCTTACCAGACCCATTCACGGTGAATGCAAAAGTCTTCCCATCCAAACCTGTAGTTACCAGGTCAGGAACACCAAAGATTGGGCCTGCATCAATAGTCAAGTCTTGCTCTGGACCCCCATTCAACCCTACCTGGAAAGTCTTGTTGTGTATGGCCAGCTTTCCCGCGATAGCTACAGAGCCCGTAACCGTGGCTGAACCAGCTGGTGCTGGGAAGTTGTCTTGTGCAGCTACAAGCAGTGGGCTGGTCGCGTCCCCATCACCATCATCGGCTACTGCCAACGTGTAAGCTACATCAGTGTCGTGGAAGTGCAGGAAGTCGTGAGCAGTATTCGTAGTAGGAGCTACGATCTTAATGTAGCCAGCAGGGCTTTCGATCTGAATCTTGAGTGCGTCTGAAGCTGAAACAGCAACAACTGCTTTCGATCCATGTGCAGTTATCAAAGTCTGCATAGCATCAGCTACATCAGACACAGTAGTTGGGTTAGTGGTGAATGTGTAAGTCTCGGCGACTCCCTGCAACCCTTGCTGGAAAGAGAATTTCAGACCAGACACCAGAGCCGGAATAACACTGATGTCAGCCGTAGACGTGTACTGCGCTGCTCTTCCCTTCCGCAAGAAAGTCTGAGTACGAAGTAGCTCAAGCAGAGTCTTTCCTGTGTTTACGAATACACGAATGCTGGCGTCGTCTACAACCAGCTCATCAATGATGCCACGGGGGTCAGGGAAGTTCAGCTGTTCCAGACGTATGGCCGTCTGGTTGTAGCTGGTCACCCCAAATGCTTGGTAATCATCCGCGAAGCCTAGCCTAGCATTGGCGGAACCATTCAAGACTCTCAAGCTCTGGCCATCACCAGTTGCAGTAGTGCGTAGCTGTACGAACATACTGCCGTCCAAATCAACCACGTATGCGCCAAAGCCTTGTGGAGATTGAGCCTCAATCTGATCAACTACTTGCCCCGCATCCAGCTCCGCACCTGCGGGAGCAGTAAATGTGAATGCTTGGATTGGGCCGTTGTTGATGCTCACATCTAATACAAGCCTATCCATAGCCGTATATGGGGCTGGAAGTCCAGCAACCAAGATAGCCGGCACAGAGGCAATAGCTTGTGGGTTCAGCACCTGGTTACCGGTGGCATTGACCATCATAGCGGGAACTACTTGGAATCCGGGGGCAATAGCGCACGGAACCAAGGTAGGGGTCACTATGGTTGGGCTGACAGCACGAAACTCTTGAATGACGGAAACGCCAGGTTGTGGCAACTGAGTAGCCATTATTGATCTCCTTGGTCTAGATCTTATGTTCCTGAATCGATTGTCCTCTAAGTGGCTGACGTGGTCCGCCCCTCATTGTATCTAATCCTCTATCTCTCATCACGGGGACTTGATCTTGTGTCTCCGGCAAATGCATTTTAGATCTGATTTCCTCTGCCCGCGATTTGAAGACAGTAGAGATATGTTGAAGCGTATAGATTGGATGCCCATCAAACTCGTTTTTCAAGGGTGTAACCAAATCTGTATATTGCAAGTACACAGGTACAGTTACAGGGCACACAACCCATTCCGCCTCTGTATCTCCGGTCACTAGAGCTCCAGCTGGAGTAACAGAACCTATTTCATTTCTCCGGCCGCATTCTTGGATACCCTTCTCCGCGATGAAGAGCTTGCGGAGTGACCAGATCATACGGGCATTCTGCCATGCTAAGAATCGAGCCTCAGACTGTACTCTGGACAGACAATTGATAGTGATGTTGGTGGGTAGAAGGTCTGTGTGCTTCTCCGCAGCATTTCTTACATTGACCATGACGCGGTCATCCAGCGAGCTACCATTGAACCGTGTAGGTCCAAGGGCGACTGCCAGGGCTGGGCGTTTTTCCATTGTCTCGACGTGCACAGGGTTTTCCTCGGTGATGACTAGTTCAGTTTCCTCCGAAAGGGGGGTCCAATGGAAGCTTCCTTTTGGGGCTGTTTCCCAGACAGTTTGTAGGAAGGCCACGAACACTCTGACCAGATAGTTCAGTGGGTCATTTCCCCACGAAGATGTAAGCTCCGAAGAGGCATAGATACGGCTGCTGGAATCTGGAGAGTTACTCATGTTTGCCGTACCTGACATACTGATCTACGTGTGGCCTATGCATACTATGAAGCATACCAAGAGCACCACCCAACACAGCAGAAGCTGCAGGTGCATACTTGGATACAATGCCTGGATGATTCTGTATCAAGTACTTTCTGGCTGCATAACCTGCTCCTGTACCTAAGCCAGCACCAGCCGCACCAACTAGAGCTACATGCATAAGTCTCTTCAATCTATCCTTGGTCACGAACGGGCCACCTGGACCTTCGCCGGGCTCTTGCTTAGGAGCAGAGTCTCCTATCTTCTCCAGTTCATCAAAGAATGAGCTAGTGTAGATCATGGAAAGGGTCCATAGACAGCGAAGATATCGTTGATAGCTTGAGTCTCGAAAGCTTGTAGGTCCTGGGGATTCAAGAAGTTGCGGATGGGGCTAGGCTCAAAGTCTCTCAGATTCTCTATACGTATGGGAAGCTGGTACTCCACATCACCCTTGATAATCTCGTGCAACACCATCTCTTGATGTACTACTGCCCTCAATCTTTCCGTCGGTGTTACTTTCACTACCCGCCACCTCTTATTGGTCATCTCCACTATGATGTCCCTAGGCTTCATGATGGGGAAGTTAGGCATCCTGGCAGTAGTATCTCTTTGACCGCGCTCTGCGATGGGCAAGTTCTGGACGGAAGTAGATGACGGGTCTATCTGCATATAGATTTCTATGGGTGAGTAGTAGCCACGAACAAACGTAGAATCGAAGCAGGTAGCGCAATTAGATCGGCGCTTTTGGCTAGTGAATCCTTTACCCTTTTCCGGGCCGTCATAACAGTTCTGGCAACGCTTACCAAAGGTGCGGATGGGAAAGACAAAGCATTTAGTACCTGCATACTCATTCCAGAGTAGTCGTTCTAGTCTTTGTACTTCTTCCGCGATTAGGTCAGGTTCATTAGCGAAGGTGAAGGCATCAGACTCTTCTACGTTGGTGCTATCTACCTTCTGTACGCTTTTGATCTTATAGTATATCTGTCTCCAGCGGTGGAGCAGGTTGACTTTGTTGTCTACGAAGCGGTAGTGGTCATCAAACGGGCCGGCGATGGTATCAAACGGGCCCATAGGAGATTCAGAGCGGAGGACATAGAACGAGAAGTCCATAGGGTCAAGCTCGGTCTCTTTGATCTCCCAGAGGACCTCCAAAAAGTCCAGAGAGAAGCTCCGGACTTTGGTATTCACGAATGTTAGGTTCTGAGGCACTATTTTATGCCTACCTACTTGGCCAGCGCTGCGCGAACGGCAGCGTCTTTAGATTCCAGGAGCTTGCGAAGCGCGACTGTCCGCTCTGGATTGCGCGGCAACGTTGCCATGATCGTGTCGAGCGCCAACGCGCCAAACGCTGCCGATACATTCTTGAGGTTGCCTGGTAGGTGCCCGCAAACGAAGAATTGCAGGATTTGCTCTTGCTCGGACATCTGGAGTAACTTTTCGTCTTGGTTCATGATGTTTCCCTTTCTTGTTTTCCTATCGTTTCAGCAGAAGAAATCATCAGAGTCTTTCACCTATATACTTGGCCGCTGCATGCTTCACATGCTCTGGAGCATCCTTGATAGCTCTCAAAGCTGTGATCAAAAACTCTGCTCTCTTCTCTGCCGTCTTCCCTTCCAACTGATCGAAAGCGGTAGAACTCTTCTTTTTGCCACCAATTACAGTACCCTTACGCTCTTCCTCATCCACAATAGCACGCATACCACGATGAAACATGGCTACCTGTTCAGGAGTAAAGTGTTTTGGTGTTTGTACTCCAGTAATAATAGCTCCATCACGGTGTTTAGTTACTGCAGCAGTCTTGGACTCCGCATCTCTACTACCCAGACCTGGGTCATCTGTAGTTTTGATCTCACGGGGCACAAAGGGTGTAGTAGGTTCTGGCTTACCAGTAGAGGACTGAAGAAGCCGCTTTCCTGACTCTATCCCCGCCGTGTTATTCAATGTCGCGATTGTTGATTCAGTAGGAAGTTCTGGAGGTGTTGTCTTCTTAGGTACTGCCTTTTCCGTGGCATCTAGGTACTCTCTCACCGGCCCATCATTAGGCAACTCGGGTTCTCCTGCTGCTACTTTGGTGAGACCAAGAACATGCTCCAACTGCTCGACGGAGAGGGAGTCATAGAACTCTTTCAGTTCCGCACCGGCCGTCTTCTCCATGCTCTCTTTGTATAGGTTGCTCAAGAATGAGTCCATTTGATCAATCTCCTGTTTGTGGTAGGCTCTGAATTCTCTGTTGTAACTGGCCGGGGCTCTCTAGTCCTTGGCTCTCTCGTCTAGACTGATTGTACTGTTTAACCTTACGAATCAAGTATGGTGCAGCTATAGCAGGCAAGCCCATACCTAAAGCATATGTACCGAAGCCCTTACCTAGTTGTCTTTTAGCCAGGCTCATCTGTTGCGGAGAGAAGAGGCCAGTACGCTTCATAGACTTGATCGCATTGATCGAAGCCATAGCTTCTTCTCCCAGGATAGGCGCCACACCAGCAGCCCCCATCAGTGGAGACAACTTGGAAGCATTACTATCGGGGTCTGCCATCGTCGCGGAAGTCATACCAGCTATACCCCCTGCATAGGCTGCAGGTGCTCGTAGTGCATGGGTCAACTTTCCGATTGTGGAGTTGCCAAACATCGCATGACCAAACTCGTGGGCAGTAAAATGAGGGCCTGCCTTCATGGGTGCCATCACATGACCAGTTTCCAGAGCATGCAAAGCATCTTTCTTAGACTGTGCCAATATGTTGGCATCGCCAGCTAGGGCAGCATCACTTACAGGCTCATCATAGAGACCTGGATTTTCTCTACGCATCTCCTCTAGAGAGCTCTTGAATTTTGCTATGTTCGACTTAGCAAAAGCTGGTACGTACTTCTTAGATTCGTGCCCTCTCAAGAACTTAGGTAGGAAACCACCTTTCGGTACTGACAAAGCATCCAGCATACCGCCTTCTGGTAAGCCGGTAGTAGGAACTGCGTGACCCATTTGCTTAGTCAAATCTGAGTGCAGAGCTATCAGCTCTTCTGGGGTTGTGCGAGAGTTCAGCTCACTCTTGATTAGAGGATTCTTCAGCAGCTTAGTTCTGGCATACAGAGCACCCCCGCTAAGACCGGCTGCACCCAACAACCCCCCAGCTCTCTCGGCTCCATGTGCAGCACCAAGTTGATTAGACAAGGCACCTCTAAGTGCTTCTTGTACCTGGGGGTTCGTTTGATCTTGTTGTTCTAGCTCTTGAACAGTTTTGTGTGCCTTTGCTTCCCCTCTAGACCTACCACCCTCACCCCAGGGGCCATACTTGTACAAATCTGCTGCACCCACCAAACCTGTCAGGGCAGAGCCCATCTCATGCTGCCCCACTGACGGGATGGCTAATTTAGTCAACTCGTCTACGAAGGCTGCTGCTTTGATCTGACCGGCGAGCAAGGACTCTACTCCTTGCTACCGGCAGATGGTGGCTTGGCTGCC